CTTCCACTATCACCACCACCTCAGATGGAGGTGAAGAAATCCTCGAATCTTTTTCAAATTGGTTCGCTAATGTTTTCACTGACATTAAGTCCTTCACTCCCTTTTCTGGCTCATCTATGTTCGCAAGAATGAAAGATGCAATCACCATATTCACTTTCTTTGAAAAACTTTCTAACGCTGTCAAAGCTCTTCAAGTTATGATCACTTCCGTTGCTGATTGGGCTTGCACTAAAGTCACTGGATCCCCTTTCTTTGACTCAACTGCAAAGCTCCGTAACCTGTTTACCCGCATTGACAACCTTCTCACCTCTCTCGACCACGATTCCTATGTTACTCTCGAAGAACAAGAACAATTTTGTGATAACTATTCTGAATGCTCTGCTCTTGCAGACGGCATTTTTAAGTTAGACCCTACCCTTCACCTCAAAATGGTTTCTGTTCTCACTAACAAACAATCTTTGTACGACAAGTACCTTAAAAACACCAAAGCTGGAGAAACACGCCAAGAACCTGTCCTTTTATGGTTCCACGGCGCCCCCGGCGTCTCCAAGTCCAACTCTCTTGATGGTGTTTTTCAAGGTGTCTTCAATTGGCTCAAACGCAAGCATCCTGATGCGTTTGCTGACCTTAAAGAACCTATTTGGCGCTCCGGCCTTATAGGAACTCGTTCACTCGAAGACAAGTTTTGGAGCAATTACCAAGAAAATCCTTTCTTTTTAATGGACGACGTGTTCCAGATCACTGACCCACAGTCCATGGCTGCAGAAGCCTCTATACTTATTATGGCGAAACAACGCGCTCGTTTCCCTCTTACTTCTGCTGCAGTTTCCGATAAAGGAAAACTTTTCTTCAAGTCCAAAATTATTGCCTGTACATCTAACTATCCTGAATCCCTCTTTGCTACTGCTGTCCCTTCCATGCAGTGCGGCGGCGCTTTTCAGCGTCGTCGCGATTTTATCATTGAATTGACCAAGATCCCAAATGTTCCCGCTGGCCCAATGGGAACATTGCACCAATGGGATAATATCAATTTCAATGTTAAATATTGGGATTTTGCTACCGCCTCTCATCTTCCATTGTTTTCTAAGCCTGGATTACAAGGTCTTTCACATCTCATAGCTGCTGTTACTGACCGTTACATCGCTTACTATGAAACCCACAAACAAATGACCTCGTTTTCTATGGCCAATCACATGGATGAAATTATGTCTAATCTTGATCCGGAAACCACTCCCGCCCCACTCAAGATAAATAAGAAGCCCCTCATTCCTCCCGACGAAGCTCCTCTTATTGATTCTTGCGATGATTCTGATCAAGACGACGACATTATTCCCGTCTCTGTCCCTCCCATATCTTCCACTCTTCCTCCAACTATTGAACGTAGACCGGACCTTGAAGATGACCCCCCTCTCGTCCTTGACGATAAGTCTGTTCGAACTGACGAGTTGCCTCCCCCTCAACCTCCGTCAATGCTTGATTTCTTCCATCAGGCAGTCCGCTCAATACGTGAAAAACTTGACGCAGTGAAAGACGACCCTGCTCTTACTTACACTGTCGATGACGTCAAAGATCACTTTCCGAAAGGAAAAGTAGATTTAGACGCCACGTTTGAAGATGCTGAAGATGGAGCTGACCCTCCGCCTGACGACCCACCTCCCTCCCCCTCACTATCCACATCCACTCCGCCACCCAATGATCCCTCGCTCGAGGCAGCTCTCAAAAAGCTGGCCGAAACCAAGGCTACAACTGACACTAGTGACATGTTTTCCGTTATGTACACTCACGCTAAAGGTTTAGCCGCTCGCGTTGGCATACCTGGCGTATGGAAATTGCCTCTTGTACACTTCACCCGACCACACCCCCCTCCTCGATTTTACCAATGGGCTGCTTACGTAGCTCAGTATAATGCATTACTCCCTGCCGGCGCTCCACGCGTCACTCATGCACCCGGACAACAAGCCCCTGTTATCCCCGGAGTAAATCTCATCACTATACAAGAACTTGGTCATAATCTAGGACTCGAAGTTACTGAATCTGTACACTTTCACCACTTTTTACGCAAAAATCACTTCATTCATAGTCTCATTCCGAATCACCCCTCGATCATTTTAGCTTTATCAGTAGACATTCTTTCACGCAATTGTCCTAATGATGATTACTTAAATGATTATGATGCCTACCACGTTATGCGCTCCACCCCGTTCCATCATTTTGCTATTACCACCGGGATTATCCCAGATGATCTTCCCGTTATGTTAGACCACTTCTATGTTGAATGTGCTGGATGCCTCCATATGGGCATCGTTGAATCACTTTGTGATTATGTTCGACGAACAGTTGGAGGAGCTATCCCCCCAGTCCCCAGCTTTCCCGAGTACCCTCGTGATGCCCATTCAAATTGGTGGTGGATAGCTGATGTTGTGCTTTGTTTTGTTTTCTATATGACAGTATGGATTGTAATTCTCGAACTTGTTTTTGGAGCCATTCGATTATGCGTCTATAGCCTTAGGGCTTTAGGCGTTCTCTCTCCTGAACAAGCAGAATTCTTCTCCGATTCCGGCGATGTCGAGCTCACTAATCGACAAACAGCAGTGGCCGCTCATATTCGCAAGAATACTCGTCCTCCCACCACTGCCGTTAGCAATTCTAACACAACTACTACCACCTCCGATCACTCCACTGATATTAATAAGGCTGCTCACCGTCTAATGTCCAATTTATATCTTGTTGATTTTAACAAGCCCACCCCGGATGGAATGGCAACTACTTCGAATTTCTGCTATTTCCTAGGGCCCAACATGATGCTCCTCCCCCGACATTATCTCGCTAAAGCTCCCTTTGCCTCTATTACTATCTATCCCACTTACAAGCCCGGAAACACCGAACTTGAAACAATTTCCTGGAAAGATATCGTACACCTAGACTCTACTGCTCACCCCATAGCTAAGAAATTAGCTAGACGAGATCTTACTGTGCTTTACGTTCCAGGACTACGTTTCATGAAGAAAGACCTTTTCCGCATGCTACCTCGTGAGCTTGATTTAGGCCAATTTCAAAACTACCATGGCGTTGAACGCCTCGGTTTTGATTGCACTCAAGGCCCTCTTACCATCTCACGAACCTCCACTGCCGCTTCACCCAAGCTATTTGGTCTCACACAAGACAAAATAGTTACCACTACCACAATTGGAGTTAACATTTATGATTATTTCCGTGTTCGTGGAATCACTGGAGGCCCTGGTGTGTGCATGTCCCCATATGTACCGCTTAACCCCTCCAACGATTTCAAGATCATGGGATTTCATGTTGCCTCTGACAATCCTTCCGTTTCATCAGTATTTTCTCCGTTCACTAGAGAAGATTACATTGAATGTAATGAGGCTTTTAAACCATCCGTATCTGACATCATCTCCTATGTTCCAATAGAAGATGAAGTCGGGTATCAAAGTGACACAGCTCCTGTGCGTTTCACCGAAACACTTGATACCTACCTTGATATGAAAGTCCACTACACTATCGATCGGAAAGCGTCTATGTCCCCCAAGACGTCTCTGATTGAAACGATTGTCTCCAAAGGCATTCCTTCCCACCCCCCTCCTTTTCCTCCTGATGACGCCCCAGCTGCCCTCACAGCACGCGCCAAAGAATTGTCCCTTCGTAAATTGCAAGGAAAAGTCCTGTATTATGATAGTACTGTGTTTTCCGACGACCGCGTATTTGAAGGTTCGTTCCCTCCTCACCTCACCAAGGACTTCTGCATCCGCTTTATGTCCCTCGAACAGACCATCAATGGCATCAAAGCCACTCGTCTACACAGCACTGATCTCACCAAAGCATCAGGCTTTCCCTATAATTTATTTTCCATTTCTAAAAAGTCTCTCATCAAGCGAGACCACTCCGTTTCCAACATTTGTGTCCCTTCCTGGTATAACGACCCAAGTTTACCATCTTCAGTTCCTCCCACTAGCTTCTTTTCGGATCGCAATGAAAAAGGTCTATGGGTTCATCCTGAAGTACAACGACACTTTTATTGGTTCCATCATTGGTCCCGACTTGGGATGACCCCCCTTGCCATCTATACGTTTTTCCTAAAAGACGAACTCCGCCCCATTGATCGAGTTAAAAAAGAGTATTCTCGTTACATTAACGCTGGACAGATTGCTCATTTCTGTTTTTGCCGTTCCGTGATGGGATTTTACACTGATCAACTCGAATCCAACCTTGATGATTCTATTCAACTTGGAATCAACCCGTTCTCCCCCCAATGGGCTCGCCTGTTTCGCAGGTTAGCCTCCAAATGTCCCGCCGAACCCCGATTCGTGCTCCATGACGTATCTGGTTGGGACATTCGTTTCCAAGTTAATTATTTCGCCAAGTATATTTACCGTTTTCGTTCTTTTTTCTCTCTCGACATGACCAGTCCTCACGATAGAGCTTGGTACAATTCCCTTAAAACTGTATACATCTCTACCTTAATGCCT